ATCAAAGATCAAATTGTAAGAAGCGCTTTTGAATTAAATCCCAATGTTAATTTTAGAGTATTAGAATTTCAATTTGAAATGGTAGGAAGAGTTACAGCTATGAGAAGCTTCTCATCCTATTTAGATAGGTCCTACAAATATTTGTGTAGTGCTGATGGAAAAATATCTCAATCAGATATTAGTCTATGCTATGACTATGCAAAGAAAATGATTAGCTACCCTATTGATTTAGTAGACGAACCTTGTACTGTTAATGAGTTTCGCCAAATCATCGCTGACTACATGGAATCATACTCTATTCAAAAGAAGAATGATGATGGAAGTTTCAGCAGACAATACACCAAAACAATTATCACTCTAGATCACTCACTGTTACTACGAAAAGCAAGCTTTGAAAAAGACAAACATGATACTCTATTCGCACTCGGAGAAGCAATCACAGCATTAAAAAGAAAGTATCCAATAGCTTTTGTCATACTAAGCCAACTCAATAGATCCATAGATTCACCAGAGAGAAATGAAAATGGTAAGTATGGTAACTATATTTTGGATTCCGATATCTATGGGGCTGATGCCTTACTACAACATGCAGATACTGTAGTAGGTGTTAATAGACCAGGTAAACAAAATATCAGTGAATATGGTCCAGAGAGATATCTAATAACAGACTTGGATGTATTAGTGTTTCACTTTCTCAAGGCTAGGAATGGTGATACTCGTATGAGTTTTATGAAGGCTGAGTTTAGTAAGATGAGAGTCTCAGAAATGGATACACCACCTTGTATGGAAAGAAAAATAAACACAAAGTAAAATGAGCGGATTAAACACAATCGTAACACCCGAAGACAAGCGGGAAAGGTTGAAGTCTTTAAGAGATTTTCACCAACAAACTTTTGCGGAAATGGGAATACCAGATGCCTATTTTATTCCTAAGTTGGCTTATAAACCACCGGGGAAATTAGAAAAGCATATTGGTTTATTTACCAGTGAGATATCTAAAGGTATGGATATTTACACGGAGCAAGCTTCTGCGGATCTTATACCAGAGGATCCAGATAGAACTCTTTATAAATGGAGATATAATCCTAACTATAAAGAGGAGTATGAAACACTAGAGAATAATGGTACTACTAGGTATATGATACCTGTATCAGAATTAATCCTAGTTAAATCTTATACGCCAGAAGTATTGGAAGAAACAAAGTATAAACCTACTTTCTCTCCACCAAAAGATGTTTCAAACGGAATAGATTTACCCTTTTCTGATTTAACTATTAGAGATTTAGCAGCTATTTTGTTAAAGAAGCCTATCAGTAACAAGCTATGGTTGAATGATTTAATAACAAAATAATGGTAAACGAAGAAAAAAAGATCATGTTGCCTACTAAAAAGATAGAGGCACATACACAGAGTCCAGAAAATTTAATTATCTTTTCCAAGCCTAAAGTTGGTAAGACTAGTCTGTTTGCTCAATTAGATAATTGCTTAATACTAGATCTTGAAGGAGGTACTAAGTATGTAAGTGCAATGAAGATTGAAGCTAAAAGTGTAGAAGATATCAAAGAGATCGGAGAAGAAATAAAGAAAGCAGGTAAACCTTATCAGTATATTGCTGTAGATACAATCACAGCTTTAGAAGAGATGTGTATTCCATATGCTGAGATTATTTATTCTCGTACTTCTATGGGTAAGAACTGGTTTGCACAAAGCAAAGCTCAGTATGGTAGCATACTTAACTTACCTAACGGCGCAGGCTATCCTTATCTAAGAGAAGCTTTCACCAAGATTATAGAGTATATCAAGACATGGGCACCGAGAGTAATTCTTTGTGGTCATATTAAAGATATTCTTCTAGAAAAGAATGGTGCAGAGTTTACTTCTATGGACTTAGACTTAACAGGTAAACTAAAGAGGATAACAACTTCTCAATCAGATGCTATTGGCTACCTATATAGAAAGGGAACACAAAATATCTTAAGCTTTAAGACAAGTGATGAGGTATCTTGTGGTGCTAGACCAGAGCATTTGAGAAACAAAGAGATAGTTGTATCTGAAATGGTAGACGGAGAATTAAAAACTTATTGGGATAAAGTGTATATTGACTAACTAAACAAATAAATAATATGTTAAACACAAAAGACATCAAAACAGGAACAGGTGGGACACCTAAAGTATTACAACCAGGTAATCACAAAGTAACAATCAGAGCTATTGGATATGAAGATTTTAAATTTAAGCCAGGGGCTCTTCATATTGTTCTAAATCTAGAAGGTGAAGAACAAGACGGAGACTTCGAAGGCTTCTTCATAGACAAGAACAATGAATCTTTGGGTAGATACAAAGGTCAAGTTGGTAAAGTTAAAGCTAATGAGTATGCATATGCTGATGGCGTAACTAAAACAGGTATAGAAATTGGCAGAGATTCTGAGATATTAAAGTTTCTTAAGAATCTTTGTGTAGAAGTAGGCTGTGACAACTGGCTAATTGAACAGAATGGTAAGCATTCTACAATCCAATCTTTGATTGAGCAATTTAATAATGATGCTCCATTCAAAGACAAGTGGTTGAATACTTGTATTGCTGGTAAGGAATATCTTAACAAAGAAGGTTATACTAGTTATGATCTATTCTTTCCTAAGTATTCTAAGACTGGTATACCATTTGAATCTGCTGTTAAGAATAGTGGCAAGGTAGCTAAGTTTAATGAAAGAGATCATATCAAAAAGAAACCTGTAGAAAATGTTGCAGGGTTTGATGGAGACGGGGCAAGCTCTGGATCAAGTGTGAATAATGATTTCAAACTTTAGAATTATTTAATCTGTAAAATAAGGGAAGGCTATATGTCTTCCCTTTTATTTTTAACTATGTTAATAACTACATCAATAATATCAAAATTAAATGAGGTACCAAGAGAATGGGTATTTGAGTATTATCTAAAACTGGAAGAGAAGTTAACTGGTCAAGATTTAAAAATCAAATCTGTATTTAATCCTTTAGAAAAGAATCCTTCAATGTGTATATTCTATTCTCAAGTAGGTGGAGTATATAAGTTTAAAGATTTTTCTACTGATAAATCAGGTGACAGTGTATCTCTTGTACAAATGTTATTTAATCTATCTTCAAAGGGAGAAGCGGCGCATAAGATTATTCAAGATTATAATCAATGGTTGCTAGTAAGTAAAGATGATTATAATCTCAGAGAGTTTAAGATAAGAGCTAAATACAAGGTATCTCAATTCCTTACCAGGGGATGGAATAGTTTAGATAAAAACTATTGGTCTAAATATGGTATCGGTTCTAGAATCCTAGATAAGTATAGAGTAGTAGCCTTAGATCATTATCTAATGAGTAAAGAAGAAGATAATGAAACTAAGGAGCTAATGATTAAAGGTCAATATATCTATGGTTATTTTAGAAATGATGGAACACTGTATAAAATTTACCAGCCAAAGGTAAGCGACAACAAGTTTATTAAAGTTAAAGAGTATATACAGGGCACAGATCAACTGAGTTTCAATACAGATTATCTTGTAATATGTAGTTCTTTAAAGGATATGATGACTCTTATGTCTATGGGTATATCCAATGTAGAATGTATAGCACCAGATAGTGAAAACACTTTGATATCTGAGCATGTTATCCATTCCTACAAGGCTAGGTATAAGGGTATCTGTACACTCTTTGACAATGATGAACCGGGAATCAATGCTATGGCAAAATATAAATCTAAATATGGTTTGAATAGTGCACACTTACAACTAGAAAAAGATTTATCTGATGCAGTAGCAGCACACAAAATGGAAAAAGTAAGAGAAAAATTAATACCGTTACTACAAAATAATCTAAAGTATGAGTTGGTTATATAAAGGTACTGTGTTCAAAGATGAACATATACCAGATGGAGCTGAAGGATTTGTTTATATTATGACAGCAATCATAGGTAATCAATCTATATCTTATATAGGTAAGAAGAACTTTTATTCTACTAGGAAAAAGAAGCTTAGTAAAAAGAAACTATCTATAGATAAGAGAAAGAAAAACTATGAGAAAGTAAGCAAACTAGGTTATCATGACTACTATAGTAGTAATGAGGTTCTTAAACAAGCTTATAGAAGTGGTGCTGTAATTAAGCGAGAGATACTTAGAATATGTTACAGTAAAAGTGAACTAACATATCAAGAAGTAAAGCATCAATTTTTATATGAGGTCTTGGAAAAAAAAGAATTTTTAAATGGTAATATTCTCGGAAGATTTTATAAAGGAAAAATATAATGACAACAAAAGAAGAATTTGCAAAAGCTTTGTTTGATTTAAGGTCAAACAATATCAAAACTATTAGAATAGACTACTCCGGCGGAGGAGATAGTGGAGCTATTGATGATATAACATTTATTGATACAGATGACGATATAAGATCTATTTTACAAGATGATACTATTTCAGTAGTAGAAAATATATCATATAGAATGTTAGATGATATAGAAGACTGGTGGAATAATGATGGCGGCGATGGAACATTAATAATTAATGTTAATGATTTATCATATAATATAGAAAATAATATACGCTATACAGAACATCAGACTTATAATCATGATGGAGATGTATCTGAATATATAGAACAATAATGGCGCATCCATATGAGCATGCTAAATCCTCAGTAAAAAAATGGGGAGGCACAGAAGAAGATTATATTGATATACATAACTGGTTTGATGAAACTAAAGCATGGGTCGGCCACAGTAAACATAGAATGTTTCGCCACCACTCAGAGGGTATTTTTGAATCTGAAAAAATCTTTGGAACATATATAGTAAACTCTGCGGGCAAACGAGTTTATGTTAGATATATAGGAGAACAACATGTTAGAGAAGATTGTAATGGATATATACCAACCGCTAAAGAGTGGATTGATAATATCAATAGTCCAAAAGAGTGGATGCTAAAAACAATTAAAATAGAAGACTAATGAGAAAGAAAAAACAAACACTGGATTATGAAGAAGTATTAAAAATGTTAAACTCTAGCGATAAAGAGAGTTGTCTTTTCGGTATGGCTATTATTGATAGTGTAGACTTTAATCAAAACATAGTGTGTATTATGTTATTGTATAAGAACTCTACCTGTGAAAGAAAAGATTGGGAATCAGAGTTACCCCATATTGTGAAAAAGATAGTTAAGTTAAACGGAGATGAGAAGGTAACATATAATTCTATATTCAAAATGTTTAAGAGAATTAGTGTGCCTATGGATCAGATAGAGTTGTATATGAAAACTCTAAACTCTTTTATCTTAAGTGTATTTAAAGAGTCAGGATACGACTATATAGAAAGTATAACGGTTAAATTTAAAGAAGATGAATCACACGGAAAGCTTAGCGAAAGCAGCCAAGGAGTTGATGTTGGATGAACCATTTTATGGTTTGTTTCTCATCATGCTAAACAGAAAAATGAGTGAAGATGTGCCAACAGCAGGTGTTCACATTAGTGGGATTAGTTATAATCTACTAGTGAATCCTCAGTTTTGGGATAAGCTTACACTTAATCAAAAGAAAGGTTTATTGAAACATGAGCTATTGCATATTGGTTTCTTTCACCTTACTGATTATGAGCACTTAACTAATCACGAGATTAGAAATATTGCTATGGATTTAGAGATTAATCAGTATATCAAAAGAGATTGGCTACCAGAAGGAGGTATGTTTCTTGACACATTTCCTGAGTTAAACTTAAAACCTAAGATGGGTACTCTTCATTATTATGAGGAGCTTATGAAGGGAGCTAAGAAAGGTAACTGTTCTAATCTTAATAGCTTGCTTAAAGCAATGGGTGACGGTCAGGTAACTGTAAAGGTATCTGTAAATGGTGATGACGTAGACGCTAATTGTCCAGATCATGATTGGGAAAACCAAGAAGGAGAAGGCGGACTTAATGAAGCAGAAAGAAAGCTTCTTAACAAGCACACCGAAACTATATTAAAAGAAATAAAAGATCAAGTAACAAAGTCTAGAGGAACTGTGCCTGGAGAATTTCACTCTATCCTAGAAAAGATAGATCAATTTGAAGAGCCTAAGTTTGATTGGCGCGGATATCTAAGAAGATTTGCCGGCGGATCCTTAAAGACTTATACTAAGAAGACAAGGAGAAAATATAACAAAAGATATGAAGATAATCCTGGTCTTAAAATTAAACATAAGAAACATGTATTGGTAGCTATAGATACTTCGGGATCTGTAAGCGATAATGAACTAAAAGAGTTTATGCAAGAGATACATCATATCCACAAAACAGGATCTGATGTAACTGTAATACAAGCCGATACAGCAATTAGACACAAAGGATTATATGATCCTAAGAATGAGTATAAACTACACGGTAGAGGAGGAACAGATTTTGATCCTGTTGTAGATTATTATTATGAAAATCAAAGTAAATATTCTTGTCTAGTATATTTCACAGATGGTAAAGCGCCGTCTCCTGATAAGAAACCTGGCAAGATGTTATGGGTTTTATCTGAACAATCTAGTATGAATACCGATTTACCCGGAGCAGTAATTCAATTAAATTAAACAAAAAAAGTATGAGCAAAAATAATCAAGTAAGTTTGAATATCGATGAGTTAAAGAACTTTGTAACTCACATTGTAGATAATAATAGATTCCTTCAAGAAAGAGGAAAGAAACCAGTAGCCATCGAGGTTATTGGTGATTCAGGTATTGGTAAGACAACTTCTATTTTGCAATTAGCAAGTGAGTTGAATCTAAATTGTGTGAAATTAAATTTAGCTCAAATCGAGGAGCTTGGTGATTTAGTAGGTTTTCCTGTTAGACAATTTCAATTGTGCAAAGAAGGATCCGCTAATGTAGAACTTAAACCTGCTGTAGTAAGCAAACATGTTCCTGTTGTAAACAAGGTTAAGAAGAAACAGATAACTACTGTTACTGAATATGAAACAAGAATGGTTGAAGAATTTGAAATTAAGATTACTAAGAAACAAGTTCTAGAAGGTGGCAAGTTTATTACTAAGGAAATTGAAACTAAGATTCCTAAGATGGTAGAAAAACAAATACCTGTTGAGAAAGAAGTAGAAGAGGAAATCGAAGTAGATGAAATTGTAGAGGTTCCTGTTGCTGAAGTTCAAAGTACTACATCTGATTATGAATGCTTATGGATTGATGAGCAAGCTGTAGAAGAATATGTAAGACAAGGTTACAAGTTTACCGGTGAAAAGAGAATGTCTTATTGTCCACCAGAGTGGATTGCTGATAAGCAAGGTGGTGGTATCTTAATCCTTGATGACTGGAATCGTGCTGATATCAGATTTATCCAAGCTGTGATGGAGTTGGTAGATAGACAAGAGTATATCTCATGGAAGTTACCTAAAGATTGGCATATCATATTGACTGCTAATCCAGATAACGGAGACTACTTGGTTAACTCTATTGACACAGCTCAGAGAACTCGATTCATTAGTGTTAATCTAAAATTTGATATCGAAGTATGGGGTAAGTGGGCAGAGACAGAACAGTTGGATACTCGTTGTATTAACTTTATGTTGATGCATCCTGAATTAGTTACTCAGAAAACTAATGCTAGGAGTATTGTAACTTTCTATAACTCTATTAGTAGTATCAAAGATTTTGATAAGAATCTTCCTATGATCCAAATGATTGGTGAAGGTAGTGTTGGACCTGAGTTTACTACTATGTTTACTACATTTATTCACAACAAGTTGGATAAGATGTTAGATCCTAAGCAGATCTTGACTCATGATAATGAATCATATATTATTGGAGAATTAAGAAACACTGTAGGTAGAGATGATAACTATAGACCTGATATTGCTAGCACTCTTGCTACCAGGATTATTAATTACAGTATCTTCTATGCAGAAAAGAATACTATTAATCAAAAGATAATCGACAGGATTATTAAGATTGTAACCGATGAAGAAGCTTTTACCAATGACTTAAGATATCATTTGGTGAAGAAAATCTTGAATGGTAATAAGCAAAAGTTCCAAAAGCTTTTAGCTAACCAACAAGTTATTGAAATGTCAATGAAATAATTATGACCAATCCTAACTCTTCGACAACACTTCTCAATGGAGCAAGTGTTGTCTTAGATGAGGAGAGTGCTGCTAGCTTGATGAATATGTATTCTAGTTCAGATGCAGAGAATCATGTTGTAGCTCAAAACCTCATCTTAAAAGTAGACCTCAATGTTCCTATTAATTATTATTATTTGTATAGAATTGCTCGCAGAGGATATGCTGTAGCAGATAGAATGATTAATAGAAGAACAAAAGCAGGTAGAGAATTTGAAACAAAATTTAATACTAGAGTAGTAAGCAGTATGCCACTAGCTAGATTTCTATTAAAACTTAAAAATAATAATCTTTTATCAAAGGATGTAGTAGAAAAATTTAACAATGAAGTTGTTAAAGAAATAGAGAAACATTTAAAGAGTACAGTGTATTCTAAATTGTTTGATTTTAAACTTTCTTACAAGGAAGAAATAGGAAACATATTAGATGCTAATGATTTTGTAAAACTAAATTTTTAAAAATGTTACAAGAAATATTTAAAAATAAAATAGAGATCCATAATATGGATAATGATAATTCTGTTATAGAATTTGAAATAAAAAAGTGTTTGCCATTAGACGCTGTAAATAAACAGGAGCTAATAAAATTAATACAGCCTGTTAAGTATACCATATCTAAAGGGGACAAAATATATTTTCTACAAGGATGCGATGTTCCTAGATTTAAACTATCAACTCTAAAAGATGATATAGAATTTAGTATTAGCAAAACTGTTGACAATGCTAATGTAGTAGTATATTCTGAAAAGTTTGTAGATAAAATGTTTAAATTAGATTATGTTAGCAACTATGTTACCAAATATGAAATAACAACGTATGTAAGAGACAAGTTTAAGAATAATGAATCTGAGAGTGTTCAAAAATTTCTAAGTGTTTTAAATGATGAAAATACTATGGACATTGTAAGATTTTGGAACTGGAGCAAGTTTAGAGAAGTAAAACCTAATGCTTATCATAATAGTCAAAGAGTGTGGGAAGCTGATATTGAAGATCTTAAAACAATAGATACTATAAAAGCCAATAAGATTATTGTGCATCAAGATGATTTATTATCTAGAATAAACATTGTTAATATGACAGAAGAGATGTTCTTAGAAGCATGTAAAATGTTTAGATCAAAGGATCATAATAACCATGTATTAGCTATGGAATTAATGGCTAATTGTGATTATGATAAATCAGCATTGTATCTATTAGAATTATTTAGATTATTTGGTAGAGATGCAATTTATAATAGAAGAGAAAGAAGCCATGTTAATTTTAAATCTTTATGTAATTATTTTGGTGTTAAGGCTGGTAATTATTATGATTTAGATGATATAATAAATATTCTTACTGCTAAGAGAGTATTGACTCCTGATAAATTAGATACTCTAATCAAATTAGCTAAAGAAGATTTTGCAGAAACTGTTGATAATAACTCTAAATATTTTAAAGTATTAGATATTGTTCCTAACAATAATTTGTTAAACAACATAGCTAATATAGAAAGAATCATGGAAGGTCATAACATAGATGATAAAGAGTTTTATTATTCTGACGACAGAAATATAAATAAGAAAGATGACGATGATATTGATAACGATGATGATTTTTAAACATGATTAAAGACACAGAAACAATATTGCTAGAAGATAAATTCTATGCTGAAAAGTATCATATTAGTTACTCAGCTATGAGTAAACTTTTGTATTCCCCATATTTGTTTTATAAACATTATGTGTTGGGACAAAGAGAGGATGAACAAACTGTTGCTACCCTGGCCGGTAAAGTTGTTCACTGTTTATTGCTGGACGGTGATAACTTTAGTAAACAGTTTATCTTACTCCCTGGTAATTTGCCTAGTGATAATCCCAAGAAAATTATCGAGGCGGTATATGAACACCATACAAATCAACCTGCAACTACTTCCGAATCTGAGGAAGTAGTTACCCTAACACATTATAAGGATTATATTCTATCTGCCCTGGTAGAAGCAAACCTTTATCAAACTCTCAAAACAGATCAGCAACGCTTAGACAAAATCATAACACCAAGTCACGAAGAATACTTTGGTTTTCTTGTCAAGAAAAATGGAAAAGATATTGTAGATATCCCAACCTATGACGAGTGTCTAGCCATAGTAGAGCAACTCAAATCAGATACTCAAGTAACAGATCTACTAGGCATGTCGAATACCAATGAGACATCCCAAGTTCTTAATGAGCTTATGTTATCTGTAGACACTATAGAAGGTTTATCATTTGGTATAAAGGGTGTATTAGATAATCTAGTTATTGATACTGAGAACAAGTATATTAGAATCAATGACATAAAGAAAACATCTAAAACATTATCTGAGTTCCCAGATACGGTTGAATTCTATAACTATTGGATACAAGCTTCTTTATATAACTTGATGGTAAAGAAAGAGTTTCTTGAAAACAATAATATTGATAGCAAGGATTGGACAATAGATTTTAATTTTATAGTGATTGACAAGTATAAACAAGTCTATCCTTTTAAAGTATCTGCAAAAACCATGGAGGAATGGACTGTAAGATTAGAAGAAGTTCTACAAATTTGCAATTGGCATTATGAAAATAGAAACTTTAATTTACCATATAAATTGGCAAATGGTAGTTTCTTACTTTAAATTGTAGAAAAAATTTATGAGTCTGTCTTTATACAAAGAGTATATACAAAAGAGTAGGATATTTTTATATCCTGCACTGGAATTTAAGAGAGGAAGCGGTGTGACTCCAATTCAAACTTATGCCTCGTGGGAGGGCAATTACACAGTTAATGATTACAAATTATCTTGTGTATATTATATAAGAAATGATGAGGAGTTTAAACACTATGAAACTAATAGGCTATTAGGTCATCACATGTTTTATGATTTTAAACTAATTGAAGATGACAAAGGTGTTTATGTATTTGATTTTCAGAAATATAAAGATGATTGGGATAATTTTATCAAAGGTAAGTATTCAAAGTTAAGCTATGGTCTAAAGAAGAAAATACAAAATTTCTTCGGCGTAGGTAATCAAGGTATAATAGATTGCTATTTATATCCTGAAAGATTCTATAATCTTTATGCAGAGCTACTGGTAGCGGATTCGAGGGATCAGCCGCAGATGTTGTCTCTGTTAAAGAGTGTAGGAGAGCTATGCTCTATTGCAGATTTTGAACAAGAAAATCTAACAGCAGATATAAAAGATTTGCATATGTTTAAGAAAATAACTTAATTTGTAGTTCACCAATCAAACTTATATTATGTCACAGAAATCAATGATGTTAATTTCATCTAAGTGGGGAGAAGCTGATAGCTTTAGACTTATTCCAATCGAAAACAATTGCCCATTTGTTGAGGCAATTTATGACCCTGATACAAGGGTATTAGTACTAATCTCCAATGTTAAAAAGCAAAGCTTACATATGTTGGCTAAGCTTGATGAACAAGGGGATCCAGTAAAACTCAAGAAACCAAGGGCTAATTTTAAGCCTTTCCCGGAAGAAAGAAAGACAATAGAAACTTTCCAAGAATATTACATAACAGAAAAAAGTGAGATAGAAAATATTATTAATATGTTTGCTATTAATGCTGAGACATTTAACTATTCTACTTTTCTATCAGGTATAGTAAAACCAGAAGAAAAGAAATTACAGCTTATACAACCATAATTAGTAATTGAAATTAAAATAAAGCAGAGTGTAAAAAGCTCTGCTTTTTTTGTTAACTAAATCGGGGGGACAGCTTAACTGAACAATATATTATGAGTACAGAATACAAGACTCATTGGGTAATGGATTATGAAACACTATCTAATTGTTTCGTAGCGGTATTTGAAGACTACAAAGCTAATATCAGAAACATATTCATAATTCACAAGCTTGCTAATCATCTACCAGAGCTGGTTAAATTCCTAGAAAGAAACAGAGACAATCAAGAGTGGCATATATCCTTTAATGGTTTAGCTTTTGATTCTCAAATCACTGAGTATATTTTAAGAGATAAAGATATACTACTAGGATCTACTGCTGAAGATGTAGCTGGCGCTTTGTATAAGAAAGCTCAAGAGATTATATCTAGACAAGACCGTGGAGAATTCTCAGAGTTTAGTGAGAGAGATTTATCTATATTACAGGTGGATCTATTTAAACTAAATCACTGGGATAACGCAGCTAAGAGATCTAGTTTGAAATGGATACAGTATTCTATGGACTGGGAGAATATTCAAGAGATGCCTATTCACCACAGAACAGAAATAAAATCAATGAAAGAGATAAGCACTGTTATTGATTATTGTATTAATGATGTTAGATCAACTAAAGGTATCCTTCACAAGTGTTCTGATCAGATTAATCTACGTGGAACATTGACGGGTGAATATAATATCCCGTTATATAGTGCCTCAGAGCCAAGAATATCCAAAGAATTATTTCTTCTTTTCCTTAGTAAAAGTATAGGTATTCGCAAATATGACCTTAAGCAAATGAGAACACGGAGAGATTTTATCAGAGTATCAGATATAATCTTACCTTATGTAAAGTTTAATAAACCAGAATTCCAAGATTTACTTAAAGCTTATAACAACCTAGTAATAAACCCTAATAATATTAAGGGCGCATTCAAGTATGTTCTAAAGCATAAGGATGTAAAAACAGAATATGGTTTAGGTGGTTTACATGGTGCAACTAATAGTAATATCTATGAGGCAAAAGATGGTATGATCATTATGACTAGTGATGTTACTAGCTTCTATCCTAATCTAGCTATTAGAAATAAGTGGTCTCCTGCTCATTTACCAAAAGAAAAGTTTTGCGAATTATATGAGTGGTTCTTTGAAGAAAGAAAGAAGATACCTAAGAAGGATCCAAAGAACTATGTGTATAAGATTATTCTTAATTCAACCTATGGTTTATCTATTGAACCAAATTCTTTTCTATATGATCCACAGTTTGGTATGCAGATAACTATCAATGGTCAGTTACTATTGACTATGCTATATGAGATGTTATCTGAGGGTATCCCTGGTAGCATACCGCTGATGCAAAATACTGATGGTCTAGAGATGATGATACCTGAACAATACAGAGAAAAATATTTTGAGATTTGTAAAGTTTGGGAAGACATGACTAGTCTTCAATTAGAGCATGATCAATATAGAAAGATGATTATTGCTGATGTAAACAATTATATTGCAATACCTACTGATGAGAAGAAAGAAGTAAAATGTAAAGGTAGATTTGAATTTGATAAGCTAGCTCTTCACAAAAACAAAAGTTTCCTGATTATTAGAAAAGCGCTTTATAATTATTTTGTTAAAGACATGTCTCCAGAAAAAACTCTTAGTGAAAATAAAAATATCTATGATTATTGTGGAGGTGTTAAAATCAAAGGTGAATGGGAGTTCAAGCAAATTTGTGTTGTAAATGGTGAGATACAACATGAAACATTGCAGAAAACTCTTAGGTATTATATATCCGAAAGTGGTTGCAAAATAATAAAAGCCAATAGAAATGATGGTAGGGAAATACAACTAGAAGCTGGTAAGTGGATGCAAGTAGTATTTAATAAATACAAAAAACTTAATTGGGAAGATTATGATATAGATGAGTCTTATTATCTAAATTATATCTATAAGGAAATAGCAAACATAACACCACCTCCTAAAATACAGATGCAATTAGAATTTAATTAATTAACTATGCCAAAAAGAATAAAACAATTAACTAAGGATGAAGTAATCAATACGGCTTTGCCACAACATGCTTCAACCTATACTGTTATTCCACACTCTTTTGTGATAACAGAAACAGAAAACCAGCTTAAGCAAGCTGGCTTCGAAGTCGAAAGAGAAACCTACAGAGGCAATGATAACAATCAAGTAGTATCTTGTACAATGCATCTTAAAGCAGGTGATGATTCTGATATGAAGATGATGTTTGCCTGGGCTAATTCTTATGACAAGTCAATGAGATTCAAGTGTGCTATTGGTGGTTACTTACCACAAAGCCAATCTGTAATCGTATCTGGTAACATGGGTACCTGGGGTAGAAAGCATACAGGCACAGCTGATACAGAAACTAAGGATACAATAGCAGAGCAAATATCAAAGGCATCTTCCTACTACGATAACCTAGTCAAGGATAAGGAGTCAATGAAAAGCGTCATCCTTACCAAAACAGCTAAGGCTCAATTAGCAGGTGTACTTTATATAGAACACGGATTATTAACCGGTGAACAATTAGGTATCCTTAAAGAACAGATTAGAAAACCGGCGTATAACTATTCAGGTGATAAAGATAGCTTGTGGGTATTTTATTGTAATATTATTTATACTTTGCAAAGATCTCATCCTAGAAGCTGGTTAGATCAACAAAGAATTATTCATTGGTTTCTTACAGATTCTTATCAAATTTTTAATGAACCAAAAGATAATAATATTAACTTAGCGGACCCAGGAATATCTGAGACAATAAATCCTAATCAGATTACAATTGATCAAGTTATTGCTGAAGAAAATAATAAAGAATCTGCAATAGATCACAGCTTATGAATAGAAAAGATTTCAACGAGATTGTAAAAAAAAGACAAGAACTCATAGAAAGAGTTCTTGTAAATAAAGGAGCAGAATATGCTAATGAACAAAATGTTTTTTATAATTTTGAAAAAGCTGTTGGAATATCATTTTCAAATAGTAGAGAGATGGTTGCTTGGGAATACATGACCAAGCACCTTCAATCTATAAAAGATTTGATAGATGCGGATTCTAAACAAGGACCTAAGCAATACCCAGCAATTCCTACAGTAGAAGAAAAGATAGGAGATGCTATAAATTACTTAATCCTAATAGAAGCAATGTTAAAACAAAAACTTTTAAAACGCGAATCACTGTAATGAAAATTGTAGAAAAAGAAATAGATTTATTTTTTTGCTTTCAAGAAAATGATACAACAACTATATCAATTCACTTAGGCAAAACAAAAAAATATCTTTACAAAAATTCTACAGGTCCAATCTGCGAAAGCGACATCTTTGTAAGTATACACAGAATAAATTATGGAAAAACAAATAACACAAGTGGAATCATTCCACAACGCGTTCCTAGAAAAAAACGGGGAAAAGCCTCAACTAATAGATGGGACAGTTTACCACCTGAGACATAGATTGATGGAGGAAGAAAACAATGAGTATTTAGAAGCCTGCGAAGCTAATGATTTAGTAGGTATAGCAGATGCTCTTGGTGATCAGCTTTATATTCTTTGCGGAACAATTTTAAAACACGGGCTACAACACAAAATAGAAGAAGTGTTTGATGAAATCCAGAAAAGCAATATGAGTAAACTGGACAGAGACGGTAAACCAATCTTTAGAGAAGATGGTAAAATCCTAAAAGGACCCGACTACTTTAGACCAGACATTAGCAAGATTCTTAACCAATAAAAAAAGGCAGCTTACGGGCTGCCCTTTTTTTTCTAATCCGTCATAGGTAGTATTACTTTCCGCTACCACCTTTGTTTAATTGAGGATTATTTTTAATAGACTGTATAGGATCAAGAGTAGAACCAGTAAATCCAATTGACTTCATAAAGGTTGTCATCAACTTAGATCCACCTTCTTTTTGCCAAGAGTAAGGACCAGAGTCTTTAGCATATCTAGCTTTAGGATCACCAGTAGCTTCCATATAAAGATACTCGAACATCTCCTTATAAGCTTTTAAAGTAGGACCAAATCCTATAGAACTAACATCAGTAAATGTTTGGTAGTAGTTGTTTAATCCTAATCCTGGCCATGGTACAAATGTTTCTACTTCGGATCTTACACCCATAGCTAACATAAGAGCATGATTCATCGCCCATCCTCCAGCGTTGAATGGATGATCAGGATCACCAGGTGCAAACGGAAATGGTAGTGCACCACTTCTATCTCTAAGTTTTTCAAATCTATCTTCATCTTCTGGATCCCATCCTAATAATGGACATAGTATCAAGTATAAAGCAGCAAGAGATCCAATCTCCATTAAGAACTTACCCCAAGCTCCTCTTTCTTCTGGAGTCATCCAGCCCCAATATTTAGTACCATACTTAAAAGTTCTATATAAACTTTTAATAACACTAACATAGGTACCTTCATCTAGCTCACCTAATGAGTAATTCATCCTACCTCTAGCATTCCCTATAGAACCAGAGAAGCCAAATCTATTTACAAACATAGTAGTAAAGTATCTCTTCATCAAAGAGATAAATCTAAATGCCAAATATCTTTGTGCTTCAGGTTGATCAAACGCATCATAAGCACCATTAAGCTTCATCTGCACAGTATGAAACTTATTACGGAAAGCTTTGTATTGACTATTGTTAATGGTATACTGTCTATTAGGTTTGATTGTTTTTGAACCAATAGAATCTTGAAGATCTTGAACAGACATGTTATACTTAGTTGCTAAAGAATCTAGTGTATCATTTTCATTTGCAACAAACTCAATAGGAGTATTTGACCATCTAACATCTATACCATCTTTAAGCTTAAGCTTTCCATCTACTTGTTCCCAAGCATCCATGTATTTAATCTGTTTGCCATTCATTTTAAGCTTTTGCTTATACATCATGCCGGCAAATAAATGTAGGGAAGCTTGTCCCTCTGTCCACTTTCTAAAATTCAACATCCACCCTGTTTCAGCCATATCCTTAGTAAATGTTCTAGACATAGACTCAGGTAACTTTTCTAACATCCTACCTCTGATTGCATCAAAGCTATCAGCTATTTGCATATTCAAAGGTTTAACTCCATGCTTATATATTTCTCCAGATATCTGGAACATAGTATTAAATGCCCAACCTTCCCCTTCAATCATAGATGGTGAATCAATATATTTACCACCTGCTGCTTCAATCATAGTCTGGAACTTAGCACTAAAATAATTCTTCAATGCTGATGGAAAGTTAAGAGCAAAGAAACTCATAGAGGCTCTCTTAAAAATTAGACTAGATATGTTATTCATAAACGGCATATCCTTAGTCCAACCTGTAACGTGTTGCCCTTCAAATTCTCTTTCAATAAAATTGTTTACAGCATCTTTCCTAACATATAATCCTTTTTTATTCTTGTAGTTAAGTAAACCTCTGTGGAAAAAGTTAAGCTTATCTATTCTCTTCATATCTTTAGGACCATTCTTAGGATCATTAAGCGTTGTCTTAAGAGCCTGGGCAAAAGGATTTATTTCAATAAGCTTCTTATGTTTCTCAGCAGAGAACATGTATCTCATCATAGACTCATTAAGATCTGTAGACACGTCATCAATAGGCATATCATATAAACCAAAAATAGGAACATTGGCTGCTTCATCATTGAACATGTCCAACCTAACTAGCATAGCATCGTCTTCCCATTTATATCCAGAACCTTTTTCATCTTTAGCTTTTCTAAAAAAGTTTTGGATCCTTTCCACCATGATATTCAAGAAAGGTAAGCTTCCTGCCGCAGCCATCTTACCAAGTTCTTTAGCTCTTTTACTACGAAGAACCTCAAGATTATCTTTTCTAAATCTTGGAACATCTAGATACAATCTGCTTCTTCTAGGTAATCCCTCTTGATTTCTAAGATGGTGCTCTTTCATTTTTTCAAGAACATCAAAGTGCGCCCTGTCTGTGTTTTTCATATCCAAATAATCCTTGTCGATAAATGGACTATCTTGGATATCTGTTCTTGGCAACCAGTTACCTTGGTTATCTACAGTAACTCCTACTTCTCTTTTATTTCTATACTTAGGTTTAACAACCTTAGCATAATATTTCAAAGAAGGAACTCTACCCTGAATAGTTTCTTCTACACCGTCACTATTTTTAAAAGTGAAAGACTCATATAGATTAGGATCAGATGGTCTTGTTGTATTCCAAATATATATTCTCTCCCATTTAGAAACATAATCACCAACTTCTTTATCATAGAATTCTCTTTGAATGTGATTGTTTCTAAACCATTCAGCAAACTTAGCAGCATCTTCACCAGTCTGAGATAATAGATCATCAATAATAGAATTATCTAAGAATCTATTAGATGTGCCTGGAGTAATTGTTCTTGATTGTATTTCTTCATCATTTTCTAAAACATCTGTGTTAAGTTTAGATAGATGGTTGTTTACAATAGCTGTATAATAATCAGTAGATTCTTTGGTTCTGTAATCCCTAAGTAGAGCAAATATAGCATAGAGTCTCTGCTTATCATATTTACTCAAACCTTGGTCATTACTTTTTTCCATAAGAGCATCAAAACTATCTTGCTCGGTTCTAGTAAGCTTTTCTTTATTAGAAATCTTAGCCCATAATTTACTAAGCTCGTTAGCTTCAGCTTTATCAAGACCAGACAAGTTATCAAAGCTATCCATAGCATCATAGATTTCTAGCTGTTTATTTCTAATAAAATCTACGGCGCTTCTATTAAAATCTAAACCATTGATTTGTCTGTCGTCATCTCTACTAGATGCGGCAAGATCTGTAATCTCCGCCCACATATCTCCTATATTCTTATTCTTTAATTTAGAACTAGGAAGCTTAGACATAATCTCATCAATAGCATTAATCCAACCCTGAACAGTTTCATTGTACTCTTCTTTAACCATAGTACGGCTATTCTTAGACAGCCAAAGATTTCTCTTCTTGATAAACTCAGCAGAACCTTTAGGTATTTCATTATCAATAAGCTCTTGTTCAAATTGAGCAAGAGTGTTTTCAAACAAACCAGTTCTCATCTTATCTTCATAGAAAGATTCACCGGTATCAGGATCTTTATTAGCAGCTCTATATTCTTTAAGTCTTTTTGCTACCTCGAGGTCTGTGCCTGTTTTACGATCACCATTAAGATCTACCTCAGAGAAGAGTTGTCTATATTCTTTCCAAGCCATATCTAACTTGTCAAGAACTAATAACTCATCCATTTGATTAAAGATAGGATCTGATATTTTCTGTATAGCCTCAAGAGCCTTTTTCATCCGATAACTAGCTTCCTTGCCAATATCGTCTTTCTCAAGCAATTTGTATTTCTCATATACAATAGGTATATATTCCTGATGAAAAAAATCACGCTTAAGTTTTGAGAGAGCAGCTTCCGCCTCAACGACTTTTTTACTATCATCTTCAAGGTTACTTATCGCAAAAGCTTTCTGTGCTGCATCTATGTCGCGCTTTAATCTATCTATTGCAATTCTCCATCCCTTGTGTGCAGACTTCAATGTCCATATCTCTTTCTCTTGCCATGCACCATTTTCATCATAGCTACCTAATAATTCTCTATTACACACCTTCTCTATGAGCTCATTAACATTAGATGGATCATATCCAGCCTTCTCTAACAAGGGCTTCATATCTGCTGCATAATCAGAGAACTTATTCATAGCAGCATTCATCACATCTGACATCTGATTCTTCACATATAAAGCAAAGCCTCCGACTACTGGGTCTGTGTTATACATGTAACCCTCGAAGAAAGAGTTAAAGATATTAGCATCCTTATACTCACCGTCCAAGGCCATCTCTATTTTTTCTGGAGTAATCTCTGCTCCATCCATAGATTTAATCCTTAGTGAGTCTAACTCTTTTTTCATAGCAAAACTAGCTTGGCCAGCTTTGTCAGCTTGCTCTAGAATTCTTTTTCTACCTAGTTCTTCTTTAGTTAAGCCATAGTATTCTTTATAGAAACTATCTATATACTTTTCAGAAGCTCCACGCTTCTCTAAGCTTTCAATAGTATCCTCATATTTTTTTCTTAAAGCTTCAGTTTGTAATTTTAACTCATTGTAAATCACATCTTTAGCTCCATTTTTATAAAACTTCTTAGCTTTCTTTCTACCAGATTCTATAGATCTTCTTACTGAAGACACCAGACTAGACAAATCTGAATCATCAGGAACAGATGCATCATCCATAGCATTCATAATATCATGGATAAAATCTTCCCAATATTTTAAAAAGTCATCGTAGTAGAAAGCCTTATGCATATTGTCAATGTTATCTACATCCTGGTCAAGTTCATCCATATGAGTATTGATCTTTCTCATCATATTTTGTAACCTGAATATGGTATTTAACATTGCTTCAGCATGAGCTCTGTTGAAAGCTATACTATCTTTTTTCTCATTTAGAGTATTCTCTATTTGGTTTTTATACTTAGATAGATTTCTTTTAATCTCTTGTAAGTCTCCCCTTTTATATTCATCTACTAGTAATGGAGCTATCTCATCATAGTTCTTATTCTTTTGAACTCTTTCAATAAACTTGGTAGCTTTATCATATCCGCTTATTGTAGCACTAAACAAATCAGGTTTAGATATCTTCATTAAGTCTTGGATCTCATTTTCTCTATCCTTTTGATAAGCAATGAAATCATTCTCTGTTAAAGCTTCTATAGGTATTTGAAACTCTGATCCCTGCTGAAGCATTTCAACTAAATCAGCCAGGTTAGTGTTTACATCTAACTTTGATATATTTACACCTTTACCAAATATCTCGCGTAACTTTTGTTTAATAGCATAAAGAATATCTTTTATAGCTTGAACCAAAGTATTAGTAGCCGGTTTAATAGGTGTTTGATTAGCCATCTTACTCATGGCTTTAACAATAACCTCCTCTTTAAAATAATCAGTGCCTTCTTCTATATTATAGTTGGCCTTCACCTCATTAATAATTGCTTGACCTTCTACAGTCGCTGCTACTTTCTCATATAAATTATTAAAAAGTTTTTTATTAGAAACAGCAATAGCTCTAACAAAAGGGTGAGAAAACTCATGAAACACATCATTCATGGTTAAATTGTCACCTACAAAATAAACAGTATCTCCAACGAAGAAAGCTTTATCTCTAGGGTCCCACTGGCTTTTACCAGTAAGATTTATTGCTTCATCTATGGATATAAAAGAATAGCTTAAAGGTTTACCCTCATTTAACAATTGATTTGACATTGCCTGGGCTAGATTAACAAGAGCACCCACAGCCATGTTATTAGAAGAAGCTGCTACATCTATCTTAGAACCTTTTGCTTCATCACTAAGAGCCATGTTTGTAAACTCTATAGTTGATTGCATATATTTTTCACTAGCTACATCATCTGATAAGGTAGCATTCTCATCAATCTTTGGAATTAACTTTACATAAGGCTTCTCTTTAAGTATATCTTCAGCAGATCTTATTTCGCCATCAGTTTCCATGTAATCGCGAAAAGCTTCTACTTCGCCTATTTTTTCAACTAAATCTTTCCAATCTTTTGTGTTTTTATTTGGGCAACTAAGCATGTTTAAAATTTTTAACTAAGATAACACTTTCTCATAAATTCTAATACCTGTTCATCAGAAATAGGTTGTTTAGATTGAATAACTTTTTTACCAGCTGTAGTTCTATCATAATTCTTATTAACATATCCAAACTTTTCATATAGCACTTTGGATAAATATAAGAATGTTTGAGGAGCGGTATACTTTGTTCTTATAGCATCTATAACCGGTTGGCTTTTTGCATCTTCTGGAACATTGCTAATCCAAGCTTGACCATAACCATTGCTAGAGAAAATTGGTATTTTTCCGCTATCTACAATAGCTTTTACCATCTCATCTATTTTATCTACTATCTCTTTATTTGGTCCACCATTTTCATCTTTAATTAAAGATGA